GGACTTAGGAAACCTTTTAACAGAAGAACTAGCTAAGCACGAAAAAGTAGAGCTAAACGAAGTGCCAGAAGAAGTACAAGCTGAACTAAACGAGCCAAGTGCAGAACCTATCGTATCAAACCCAGAGGGTAACAAAGCTATATCAAAATTTAGTGTTTCTAAAAACAGAAAAAGCACTACTATTGATAGAGTAATGGCAAGACTAAATAATTAATAACAACTAAAAACTAAATAAAATGAGTGTATCATTAACAACTACTTACGCAGGGGAATTTAGCGGCAAATACATTGCTGCTGCTTTACTTTCTGCTGACACTTTGGATAAGGGTTTAATTACCGTAATGCCAAACGTAAAATTTAAATCTGTAATTCAAAAGGCTGCTACTGATGACATCGTAAAAGATGCATCTTGTGACTTCCAAACAGGTCAAGGAACGCTAACCTTAACAGAAGCTATCCTACAACCAGAGGAGTTTCAAGTAAACCTTGACATTTGTAAAAAAGACCTACACGATTCGTGGGAGGCTGAACAAATGGGATATAGTGCTTTTGATAGCCTAGCACCAAACTTTGCTGATTTCGTAATTGGACACGTTGCGTCTAAAGTAGCTGATAGAACAGAGAAAAACATCTGGTCTGGTTCAACTGCAACTAGTGGACAATTTGATGGGTTTGCAACTTTATTAGATGCTGATACAAACTTACCAGCAGGTCAAGATTTAACAGGTGCTGCAATTACTTCTGCAAATGTAGCGGATGAGTTAGGGGCTGTTGTAGATGCTATTCCTACGGCTGTATATGGTTCAGAAGATTTGATTATATACGCTGCATCTGATGTAGTACGTGCTTATACTCGTTCTTTAGGTGGCTTCCAATCAGGTGGACAAGGTGCTAACGGATACGAGAACAAAGGGAATAACCAATCTTTAGGTTCTTTATTCTTTGATGGTATTCCAGTAGTAGCTGCAAGAGGTGCTGCATCAGGAACTATTATCGCTGCTGAAAAATCTAACTTATTCTTTGGAACAGGTCTTTTAAATGACTTAAACGAAGTGCGAGTGATTGATATGGCAGAGAATGACGGTTCTCAAAATGTACGTGTAGTAATGAGATTTACTGCTGGAGTTCAGTACGCACAAGTAACTGACATCGTTTACAGAAAAACTGTATAATAATTAACTAATCAAATTTAAAAGGGTGGGTAAAATTGCCTACCCTTTTTTATTAAAAAAACTTTAAAAATATGGGATGCTCATTAACAAGCGGTCGTAAAGTACCTTGCAAATCGGCAGTAGGTGGTATCAAAACTATTTACTTTGCGGATTACGGAACTTTAGGAGATGCAACAATCGTATCAGGAGAGATTACAGGTGTATCAGGTACGCCAGATTGGTTTCAGTTTGATGTAAAAGGTAATAGTTCAATGGAAACTGCTATCACTTCAAGTAGAGAAAACGGAACAACTTTTTACGATACTACACTTAATATGACTTTGACCTTTCAAGACAAAGCTACACAAGAAGAACTTAAATTAATCGCACACGCTCGACCACACGTAGCTGTTGAAGATTATAACGGAAACTTCTTTTTAGTAGGACTTGAAAATGGTGGCGATGTAAACGGTGGTACTATCGTGACAGGTGCTGCAATGGGAGATTTAACAGGCTATACTTTAACGGTAAATGCACAAGAAACTGCACCACCTTACTTTGTAACGCCAAGCGTTATAACTGCTGATGCTTCTGCGGTTCAAATTGACCCAACTGCATAAGTAGTAATTTTACTTATAAAACAGGGTTATCTTAACGGATAGCCCTTTTTTTATACCTACACAATACAAAATATTTGTTTTTTATTTATATATTAATATGAAGTTGATAACCACAAGCGGTAATAAAACCTTTAAGATAATTCCTAGAGAATTTACAGTAGGTACATTGAACCTAAAATTAACTAGCGAAAGTACAAATAAAACTATTACAGTTGATGCTACATCGGTTATAGATGGTAATTATATTTCTTTTGATGCTGTTTTTGGTGCTTTAACTGAAAGTGATTTTTATATATTAGACGTTGTTTATTCAAATAACATAATTTATAAAGATAAGATTTTTTGCACAGACCAGTCAATTAATCAAAGTAATGACGAATATTACAGCGTAAATAAAGACAAGTATATAAGTGAAGAAAGTTCGGATAACGAATTTATAATAATATAAATATGAACGATTTAAGGATAGTAAATTTAAGTACCTACACAACGCCAGATATTGTGGAGAAATCAAATAAAGAATGGGTTTCTTATGGTTCTGATAATAATTATTTTAAGTACTTAATTGACCGTTATAATGGTAGCCCAACTAATAACGCTATTATAAACGGTATTAGCGAAATGATTTACGGACGTGGTTTAGATGCTTTAAACTCAAATAAGAAGCCAGAGCAGTACGCTAAAATGATTTCTTTGTTCCATAAAGATATGGTTCGTAAATTATGCTATGACCTTAAATTAATGGGTCAATGTGCTATGCAGGTAATTTATTCTAAAGATAAAAAAAGTATTGCACAGGTTGAGCATATACCTGTTGAGAATTTAAGAGCAGAAAAATGCAATGACAAAGGAGAAATAGAAGCGTATTACTACTCTGATAATTGGGCAAAGGTTAAGAACGTAGGTCACACAACTAGAATTCCAGCTTTTGGAAGTAGTACTGAAAATATAGAGATTATATACGTTAAGCCTTACAGAGCAGGATATAAGTACTATTCAAGTCCAGATTATGCTGGTGGTTTACAATATGCCGAACTAGAGCAAGAGATAAGCAACTATCATTTGAACAATATCCTAAACGGATTAGCTCCATCAATGTTGATTAATTTCAATAACGGAACGCCAAATGCAGAAGAACGCCAAGCCTTAGAAAATCGTATATATTCAAAGTTTAGCGGTTCAAGTAATGCAGGAAAATTTATACTAGCATTTAACGACAATCCAGAAAGTGCTGCAACTATTGAACCAATACAATTAAGCGAAGCGCATCAACAATATCAATTTTTAAGTGATGAAAGTTCTAAAAAAGTTATGGTATCTCATAGGGTGGTTTCTCCTATGCTTTTAGGTATTAAAGATAGTAGCGGTTTGGGTAATAATGCAGAAGAACTAAAAACAGCTAGTACATTAATGGACAACACCGTTATAAGACCGTTTCAGATGCTTTTAATAGATGCTTTTGATAGTATATTAGCATTTAACCAAATGAGCCTTAAATTATACTTTAAAACGCTTCAACCGTTAGAATTTACAGACTTAGAAAACGTAGAAGATGCGGAAACACGAGAAGAAGAAACAGGGGTTAAACTTAGTCAAGATTTACCTGATGATTTAGGTAGTGATATAGCTGATGAATTAATAGACTTAGGAGAAAGCGAAGAAGAACTACTTGAGGGATATGATTTAGTAGATGAAAGCGAAGTCGATTATGAGTTAAATGATGAACTAGACGAAGTTATAACAGACTTAAACACTGAGCCAGAGCAGTCAACACTTTCTAAAATATGGAATTTTGTAAGTACAGGAACGGCTAAACCAAACGCAAAAAGCACACAAGATGGCAAATCAAAACAAGATAGCCAAAAGGGTGTTGAGTTCTTAGTACGTTATTCTTATGCACCAGAAAAAGCAGGAGCAAACAGCAGACAATTTTGTTCTAAAATGGTAGGTGCTAAAAAGGTTTACCGTAAAGAGGATATAGTAGCAATGGGTAAGAAATCTGTTAATGCAGGTTTTGGTAAAGGCGGTTCAGATACTTATTCTATCTGGTTATATAAAGGTGGTGCAAGATGCAATCATAAATGGTTTAGAAAAACTTACCAAATTAAAGACGGTAAAAAAAGCCAAATTACAAGCGGTCAAGCTAAAAGCAAAGGTTTTAAAGCGCCTAAGAACGCTCAAAAAGTACCAGTAGCACCAAAGGATATGAAGTATAAAGGTTATACTGCTGAATATTGGAATAAAATGAAATTCAAAAACTAAATGGCAACAGCATTATTTATATCAAGAACTGACTTAGTACGTAATTCCATCTTAGATGGGAATGTAGATACTGACAAATTTATTCAGTTTATTAAACTAGGTCAAGAAATTGACATACAAAACCTACTAGGAACGGATTTATACAATCGAATAAGTACGGATATTGAAAACAGT